AGGCAGCTATTGATAAGATGTCTGACGAGCTGAGGTATGCCAGAGATTTCTATGGCTATACACCAGTGGCTGTCAGCCAGTTTAATCGTGACATCAGTAATCCTATTAGAATTAAAAATGGGGACGTTGAGCCCCAGCTAGAAGATTTTGCTGATAGTTCACAAACACAGAATGATGCTGATGTTGTACTAGCATTATTTGATCCCTTGCGATATAAGGTGGATGATCCTTCTGGATATTCTATCAACAAGCTGAAAGATCAATTCGGTGCTAAGTATTTCAGAAGCCTCAGGCTTATTAAGAATTCTTATGGAGAAGATGATGTGCGTGTTGGTCTGGGCTTTATGGGTCAAATAGGGATGTTTAAGGAGTTAAAGAAAATGAAGGATATGACTGATGCAGACTATGAATCAGTTGTAAATAAAACATTCTTTCTGGAAAAATAAATTTGGTAGTTTCGAGAAGATACCATATATTTGCTCCATGAAACAATGTTACATTTATACCCTATCCCATCCTACGACCAAAGAGATTGTGTATGTAGGAAAGACTATAACTCCACTATCCCAAAGGTTGAGTGGTCATATTATAGACAGCAGAAGATACAATAGAAAGATTTGTACATGGATAAGAAAACTAAGCAGACAAGGACTAGTTCCCCTTATTGAGGAACTAGACATTTGCCCTGAGGAGCAATCTTCAGAAATGGAGAAGTTCTATATCCAGATATTTAAATCCTGGAATTTTATGCTTAAAAATCATACTGATGGTGGAGAGGGATTAGTAGGATTTTCTCATTCTCAAGAAACTCGTTATCTCAAATCTCAACAAGTAAAAGGAGAAAATAATCCTTTTTACGGAAAAAAGCATACTGATGATGTTAAGGAGAGAATATCTAAAGCGAACAAGAATAGAAAAATGAGTATTGAGTTTTCAGAAAAGAGAAAAGAATACATGAAAAATAATCCTATTTCTAAAGAAACTAGAAGTAAGATAGCAGAAGCTAATAAAATTCCAATTGTTCAACTAGATATGGATCTAAATTATATTACTACACACAAGTCTACAGTCGATGCCTGCATGAATGTACCTGGAGCATTAGATTCTCACATATGCAGTTGCTGTAAAGGCAAAAGAAAGTCTCACAAAGGCTTTAAATGGATGTATGAAGAAGATTACAAAACCTATTTCTTAAACAAATAAAAACGCTATGAGAATTACATTTAAAACATTTAACACATTACCCACTAAGAGAGATCATTTCTGGCAAATTGTACTTATTCCCACTGTTAGTATAGTGAACAGTATTAATACAGATGATAAGTATGTTGCAATCAGTACAGAATGGCTGTTCTGGTCTCTTACAACAATCTTTGAACATGACTATAAGAGATAAACGTCAAAAAGAGTTTGCTGATGCGTGGTTAAATAGTGGCAAGTTTGGGATACTTAATCTGTGTCCTAGGTTTGGTAAGATTTATACCACCATCAACATTCTTGAGAAGCTAAAGCCTACGAATGTGCTTATAGCCTATCCAGACAATAAGATTAAGCAGAGCTGGAAAGATGACTTTGAGAAGCGTGGGTGGGATGACAGTAATGTAACTTATACTACCCATTTATCCATTAAAAAGCACCTGGAAGACTCATTTGACCTTATTGTTATAGATGAGATACATCTATTGTCAGAGGCTCAGATAGAGGCTGTGAAAGAACTTATAGCTAATCATGACTCTTTTAGATCAACAGGTGCTGGTCATGTATTAGGTCTCACTGGAACACTATCTAGCCATACAGAAAGAACACTCTATGAAGAGTTAAATCTCTCTGTATCAGCCACTTATTCAATTGAGCAGGCTATACAAGAGGGTGTTGTTGTAGACTATGAAATCACAGTGGTAAAAGTGCCTCTGGACGATCTAATCAAAAATAACTACAAAGGTAAGCAACGCACTGAAAAACAGCAGTTTGATGCCTATGGTTATGTGATTGATGGTTTAGAAAGATCAGGTAAATCTACTATGTTTCTTAGACTAGCTAGAATGCGAATCATCCAGAATAGTATAGCAAAGCTCAGAAGAACCAAAAAGATACTGAGTGAACACAAGGATGATCGTATACTAGTGTTCTGTGGTGTCACCAAGATTGCTGACCAGCTGGGCATACCAAGCTACCATAGCAAGAAAGAAGAGAAGAAAATCTTCGATGATTTTGTGGAGGGTAAGGGTAAGCACTTAGCTGTTGTCAAGATTGGTAATACAGGTGTTACATACAAACCACTTAATCGTGTGATTATCAACTACTTTGATAGCAATGGTGAGAATCTAGCTCAGAAGATCAACAGATGTATGGCTATGGAATATGATAATCCAGATAAGAAAGCCCAGATTTATATTATTAGCTCTGATGAAACTGTTGAACTGAAATGGTTACAGAAGGCACTAGAATTTTTCGATAAAACAAAAATCAGATATATATGAAACTAGAACTAGTAAAAGAAGAATCATTAGGAAAAGATCCTTGGTACGTTGTGAAAATTGATGGAGAGTATAAGTTTGGCTCATGGAGTCATCAGGATGCAATGGCTGCATTCAATGCTCTTCTCAAAGATCCAAAGGCCCTGGATGTAAGAAAAGAAATTTTGAAATCGGAAGATATTGATGTATCTTTGGATAAAAACAACTAAAAAATGGCAAGTAAATTAATCGCAATTGTGGGTGCTACAGGCACTGGTAAATCAACATCAATTAAACATCTAAATCCAAAAGAGACGTACATTATCAACACAGCAAGAAAGGAGCTTCCTTTCAAGGGTGCTGATAAGCTGTACAACACAGAAAGCAAGAACTACAAAGAAGTGGATGAGATTACAGAAATCCACAGACTCCTGCTCACCATCTCTGAGAAAGCTACACACATCAAGAATATTGTTATCGAGGATAGCAATTACATGATGGCTTTTCGTATGATGGAGAAAGCCACAGAGACTGGCTACACTAAATTCAGCATTCTCGCTAAAGACATGGTGGAGATGCTCAGAGCAACACGTAAGCTTAGAGATGATTTGAAGGTGTTCTACTTCACTCACCCAGAAACCATTGAGGATGGTGGTGAGATTGTAGGATATAAGATGAAGACATCTGGTAAGATGTTGGATAACCAAATCAATCTAGAAGGCTTATTCTCAATCTGTCTTTATACACACGTTGAGGAAGCTAGAGATGGCTCAATTGATTACAGCTTTGTAACCAATAGATATAGAAAATATCCCGCAAAGACTCCTGATGGAATGTTTGACCAGATCAAAATTCCTAATAACTTGCAGCTTGTAGTGGATACAATCGACACTTATTATAATTCTTAATAACAATTAAAACACAAACAACATGTCAACAATCGGAGGCAAAAAAAGAGAACAAATCCAAGTAACAGAGTATTCAAAGAAGGTAGGACTCTTCGAGGCTAAGGTGGTAGCAATCAATCCTGATGCAGAAGAGTATAAAGACTTACTGAACATCGAACTTAAAGAAGATGCTAAGGTGTTGGAATATCTAGGCACTAGCCCTGATGGTAATACCACTCTTCGTGTAGATGTATGGCTTGAAGAAATCAAGAACAAAGAGAAATTCAAGGTGAGTTTCTTCTTGGAGAATAAAGAAAAGGTGAATAAGGATGGCACTAAGAAGCAATATATCAATAGTATTGGTACTACATCTTGGTCTGATGATCCTAACAATCTTGGTGAATGGTTTGCTAAGCGTGACTATCGTGTAGCATTCTCAGGAGAAGAGGATCTGTATAATTTCCTACGCACATGGTTGGGAGAACTTGACTATCGTGATGCTGAAACCACTCTTAGTTTGGATTGGAAGAAGCTCATGAAGGGTAATGTTAAAGACCTGAGAGATCAGATTAACGGTGAGTGGTGCACAAATGTTGTAGCTCTTGCCACTGTTAAGACTGTCATCAAGGATGATGAAACTAAGGAGTATCAAGGTGTTTACAACAAAGCATTCTTGCCTGCTTATTCCATCAAACAGTTCAGACTGGTAGACTTTAGCAGCCCATCAATTATCTCTGGCTTGCGTGCAAAGAAACTCAGAGACCTGAAGCCTCATGAGCGTTTTGTTCTGAATGTCACAGGTGAATATGGTTGTAGAGATTTCTATACACTGAAAGACCTGAAAGAGTATAACTCGGAGGATAACTTTGCAGCATCTGATGCTGCTATTTCCACCGATGGTGCAGACTATTAATAATCCCCTCTGTCAAAAAGCCCTTCATCAGCAATGGTGGGGGGCTAATTTTTTGCTATGATAAAAGGTAAGAAACGTAAAGAACTTACCCCTGAGAGTGTGCTAGATTTGATTAGTGAGTATGATATCTTCAGATATTATATGCCTGAGAAGTCTTGGAAGCTCAATAGTGTAACACATTCCCCATTCAGGGAGGATAGAAATCCTTCATTCCTGATAGGAAATAGATATGGGAATCTGTTCTTTATTGATTTTGCAGATGCTAGCAAACGAGGAAACTGCTTCATGTTTGTTAAGATGTTATTCCATCTTGCCTCTTTTGATGATGTACTCAGAAAGATAGACAAAGACTTTGGTCTAGGATTATCTTCTACTGAGTCTATAGGAGAGTATAAGAAAATAACATCTGAATATACACAGCCAAAGGACCTTGGTAAACGGTATTCCCTTATACAAGTGGTGACTAGAAAGTTCACCCATGAAGAGCTTGCATATTGGAATCAATACCACCAAAGTGTGGATGATCTTAGAGCTAATGGCGTATATTCAATCAAGTCTGTCTATCTGAACAAATCAAAGTTTCCAATAAAGGAAACTGAGCTGAGGTTTGGTTATTTCTATGATGGTCACTGGAAGATCTATCGTCCGTATGGTGATAAGTTTTCTAAGTGGGTGCCTAACAATGTACCAATCACAGCTATGGATGGTAAAGATGACATCATAAGCTGCCCAATAGCATTCATAAACAAGAGCAAGAAGGATT